AGAGTATGACCCAAAGACTAACAAAGGTACATTAGTATCTCGTGGTACAAAAGAACAAGAGCCTGAGTTTGCAACTCTACTTACTGAATGGGGATTCGACCCAAAGGAATATGAGATAGTCGGCAATCTACAAGTTAGAACTTGGGATATGAATATGGGTAATGGTAATGTACAACAGGCTTGGTATTACAAAGCTGACATTAGAAAAAAAGTTCCTGACTTTGATACAGACTTTGCAAAGCTATTAAAAGAAATAAAATCTTATAAACCAAAAACACAACCAATAAAAAAAGGTAACACGGCTTTTATGTACTATGTTTCAGATTATCAACTAGGGAAGCGAGACGGAAAAGGTAGCGAAGAAATTGTTACTAAGGTCTTAGCTTCTCTTGAGTCTGCTAATGCAAGACTAAAAGAATTAAAGAAGGCAGGACATACTATTGATGAAGTGTATGTCATTGGTCTTGGCGATATTGTTGAGAACTGCGACTTGTCAGGTTGGTACTCATCTCAGATATGGAATGTGGATTTACATTTACGAGACCAAGTTACAGTTGCAAGAAGATTGCTTTGGAAGGTTGTAAAAAACTTTGCAGACCAAAACTATAAAGTTGTTTTGTCAGGTGTTACATCTAATCACGGTCAGAACAGAAGTGGTAAGCAGAGCTTGGCAACAGAAGAACTAGACAACCTTGACTTGCAGATACTAGAACAGGTTGGAGACTTAGTATATGAATCTAAATATAAAAATATAAAAGTCATTGTACCTGAATCTCCACATCTCTTATTAGAAGTCAAAGGCTACCTTATGGGTTTTACTCACGGACATCTTACGGCAGGTGGTGGAACTCCTGCAAAGAAGATTGAGAATTGGTGGAAGGGTCAGATGTTTGGACTAAATGAAGCAGGAGATAATCCTGTTGGCTTGGCAAGAATGATTGTACACGGACACTATCATCACTTTACTGCCGTGCAACAAGGTGGTAGAACAATAATGGGAGTTCCTGCTATGAGTCCTTCAACTGATTTCCAAACTAGAACAGGTTACTCAACTTCAATGGGTGTAGTAACAATGACAGTTACTAAAGACGGTTGGGATAATCTAAAAATTTTATAATTAAAGATTGCATAAAATAAATCAGAGATTAATATAAGTAGATAAGAAATAGGAGTTGATACGAATGAAAACATATACAAAATGGTTGGTAAATAACAATCTAAGTTGTGTAGATAAAGATGAAACTTGCAGTAAAGATAATAATGTTTATTGGAAGTGTGAAGTAGATGAAAACGATAATCCAATTAGGGTTGCTAGTGATTTAGAAGCCTGTAAAAAACACCTTAAAGAAAATGGTGTTAATTACAAAAATGTTGGAAAAGTTATGGGCTATATGAGTCCATTTGGATATGTAGGAAGCTGATATGGAAGAAGGAATAACACTTACAGGTTTTGTTCAAGGACGAGTAGATATTGTCGTTGAGCAAACTTATAGTAAGGAATACAAAGCAGTAGGTTGGATAAACCTGCAACCTGTATTTTCTTATCAAAGACCTGCTGACATATTAAAGAAGGTGGCAGATTTAAACAGGGATAAGTTCCCACAGTTTAAGTTTCAATTAAGTATGAGAGCCGTGCCTGTTGTCAATGAAGATGACGAGCTTATGACTATACACGACTTTGATACAGAGTTCGAAGAAGTTAAAGGAGAAGAAGAATGAATGAATACGAATTTGTTTTGTTAATGACTTGGATATTTGGTGGCATTGCAGTTATTTGTATTGCCCTAATGATTATCGAGACATTAGCTTTAAAACTATTCCCACATAAATATTGGCGAGAAGATGAACTGTCTAAGGAATTGGACTTGCTATATTTAGAATTACAAAAGGGAAAAGAAATCAATATTGCAGAATACATTAAGGAGAAAAAATGACGCAAGAAATTATGGGAACTGCTGAGATTGGTGCTTGGCTAGGAGTTACTAGACAAGAAGTGGCACAATGGAAGTTTCAAGGTAAACTACCAAATCCTGATTACCAATTAAAAGCAACACCTGTTTGGAAACAAGATACATTACTTGAGTGGAGAGAAGCTAACACTTGGGTAGAGAATAGAGTTAATAGCTCTAAAGAGTTAGTTAATGGATAACAAAGACAAACTCATATCAAGACAAGTAGCTTTAAAAGGTGCAGTTGAATTAGCAAAAGATTCTGACACCATAGATGAAGTTTTAGCAACTGCTGAGATTATACAGAATTGGATTCTTAGTCCGTTTTCCCAAATAGCTAAGAGTCCTGTTGTTAATACACCAATGACGCAACCAAGCCCACAAATTCATAACGAATCACAAAGCCCTGTGGGTCAAGCAGAGTTTAAATGTCCTGCTTGTGCGTCAAAGGTGTATGACAACAGAGCAGACAAAAAGTCTGACAAAAGCCCAAACTTTAAATGTGGCAACAAACAATGTACAGCAGGAAACAATGGATTTCCTTATGCAAGTTGGTCTGACGAGCCACCTGCTGAGATTATGGTGGGGTTTTCTCCACCTGATTTAGTTCAACCTAAATCAATTAACAACATTACCGAAAACGAAGCTCCCTTCTAATTGGTATAGTACGGTGCTGAGTGAGTATCTGACGCAAGGTACTCACTTAAGCATAGTTAGGACATTATGAAAATAGAAGCTGATAATTACTTTGCAATAATACCTGAATGGATATTAGACGCAGACATAAGCCCAAGAGCAAAGAATCTTTATTGTATCTTATGGACTTATGCTGATAGAAAAGACGGCTCTTGTTATCCGAGTGTTACAACTTTGGCAAAGAGAGTTGGAGTAAGTCGAGCTAATACACACAAGTTAATAAATGAACTGCTTGATATTGGTGCAATAGAAAAGAAGAATAGATACAAAGATAATGCCAAGCAGACAAATCTATATTTCTTAAAAACAAGCAACCCATATCTTAAATCTGATACCACTACATCTAGTAGTATCGCTGATGATACTAGGGGTAGTACTGCTGACGATACAAGGGTAGTATCGGAGACAGTACATAGAACTATAACCAATGAACTAAAACCAATAGATGTGGACAAGCCACAACCAAAGAAGATTGATGAACAAGTCCTACGACAAAGAAAAGAATTATACAAAGTCTTTTGTGATGAGCTTGGATATACACCTAGAACTCAAGGAGAGAAGTCAGGTTGGTTTAAAGTTTGCAAGGAACTAACTGAAGCAGGAGTTACATCTGATATGCTTAAAGGCTCAATACTTGCTTACAAGAAACATTGGAACAACATAGACATAACACCTTATGCAATCAACAAATGGTTTGGTAAGTTCGAAGCTCTAGGTCAAGACGAAGTACGCAAACAAAAAATGCTAGAGAATCCTGCTCTTGTATGCGAAGAACAAGGTTGCAATTTCATAGACCACGACTTCTTTTTGTACTGTGTTAGGTGCAAAAAAGAGCAAAAAAAGGAGAGCCATTAGGTTAAATAAATAAATTAAAACAATCTTGCAGGTCGGTTTCTTTTGAGACCGACTTTGCTATTATGGGTGGATAATGCCAAAGCAAACTTTAGCTCATAATGAACAGTTAGTAGAAGCACTTTGTGATTCTATATCATCAGGAATGTATGTTAATCTTGCGTGTCAATCAGTAGGAATTAGCACATCAGCTTTATCTGAATGGAAGAAAAAAGGACAACAAGGCATACACCCTTACGATAAAGTTTGGCAAAGAATACAAATCGCAGAAGCCAAAGCAATCGAAAGGCGTATAAAAAGAATTGAGAATGCAGGAGAGAACGGCTCTTGGCAGGCAGACGCTTGGTACTTAGAGAGAAGATACCCACATCTGTTTGGTAAGAGAGATACAGTTGCCATTGAGAATCAAGACAATCCAAAAGTAAGGTTGCGTTGGGCAGACGGCAACTTACTTGAAGGGCAACAAGAATATTTAGAAGGAGAAGTGGTAGAGAGTGAAAAATGAAGATTTTAAATTACCTGATAATTTGTTTATTGATAATCCTACTTTTATAGATACATCACAAGAATTTAATGATGATTGTGGAGACGCTTGTAAATTATGAATGATAAAGAATTAAATGATAAGTTTGCAGATATAATACAACATCTTGATATGAGAGATGTTGAAGAACAAGTTTTAGAAGAAGAAATAGTAATTGATTTTGAAGATGTACCTACAATAGTTTTTATGCCTGTTTTTACAGATTATGGAATGTTTTACAGTTCTATGCCTATATCAACAAAAGCTATTGAGTCATTTTTAATTTGGTTTGACTCACAGGAGTAAAATGCAATCATCATTGGACGCAAATGTAAGCTCAGGCTTAGACATTGAGCTACCACCTTTGCACAAAGCACAAAAAGAAGTAGTCAATAATATGAAAAGGTTTACAGTTCTAAGTGCAGGAAGGCGTTGGGGTAAGACTAAACTAGGTGTTTGGCTTTGCCTTAAATACGCTTGGGAAGGTAAAAGAGCTTGGTGGATTGCACCTTCTTACTCTATGACTAATGAAGCGTGGGCAGATTTAAGAAGCATTGGCATTGAATACGGAGTAAAAGTAAAAGAAGCTGAGAGAACTATTATTACAACAACAGGTGGCTCAGTTCAAGTTAGGTCAGCAGATGACCCTATGAAGTTAAGGGGTGCAGGACTTGACTTTGTTGTTTTAGATGAGTGTGCCTTTATGAAACCACAAACTTGGGCAGAAGTTTTAAGACCTGCATTGACAGAGAAAAAAGGGTCTGCATTATTTATCAGCACACCAAAAGGTTATAACTTTTTTGAAAAGCTCTACTCAGAAGCAAACTTATTAGAAGATTGGGTCAGATTTACTTACCCAACACACACAAATCCAATCATTGACCACAAAGAATTAGAATCAGCAAAGCAAGAGATAGGTAGTTTCTTGTTTGCTCAAGAATACGAAGCTCAGTTTATCGAAGCCACAGGTGGCTTATTTAAAGCAGATTGGTTTGAGCATTACTCCATAGAAGAACGAATATCAGTAGATAAGGAGACAAAAGATGATTATTTGGAAGTTTATTACAAGTATAAAGACAAAGAGTGCAAGTTGGAAGATTGCCGTAGATATGCAACTGTTGACTTGGCAACATCAACTAAAGAGAGTGCTGACTTTACGGTCATCACATCTGTGGCTATCACACCTGAAGGTAAGATTCTCGTACTCGACATTGACAGACGAAGAATGGAAGCACCTGATTTATTGCCATTACTACAAAGAAAAGTTGAACAGTTTGACCTTGCGTATGTTGGAATTGAAAGAGCAGGTTATCAGTTGGCGTTTATTCAAATGGCTAAGAGAGAAGGATTAATAGTTAAGTCGTTAAAAGCAGACAGAGATAAAGTATCAAGAGCTTATCCACTTATTGCAAGAATGGAAGCAGGAGATATCTTCTTCCCTAAGAACTCTGCTTGGTTTGGAGATGTACAAACAGAACTGTTAAGATTCCCTGAAGCAGAACACGATGACATTGTTGATAGTCTTGCCTATGCCGTGATAGAATCAAAAGTACGCAAAAGTATAAAAGTTTTTTAATATAATGTAAGATTAGAGCAGAGTGGAGTAGTGCCGATAAGGGTTGCGTCCATTACTTCACAAAGCTCTATAAGGAGAATAATGGCAGAGAGAAGAAGTTTCAGAGAAGTTGTCTTTGGAGACTCAGAACAAAAAAGAAGTACAGGTTTTAACTTTTTTAGACAAGGTGTTAGTTCAAACAACACTAACTTTATTCAAGGTTATCAATCATCAGCAGGACAATTCAATGTACAAGGTTTAGGTAATGGTGCGTCTAACTCAGCAGTAGTATCTTGCTTACAAGTGCTTGGAACTTCATTTGCTGAAGCAGAGCTTAAAGTTTTTCAACTTAATGAAGTAGGAGAACTAGACATTGTGCCTAATCATAAACTTACAATGTTATTTAAAAGACCTAATCCCTATATGTCAGGAGATGTTGTACAAAACTATCTAGTACAATCAATGCACATATCAGGAGACGCTTACTTACTTAAACAAAAGAATGAAGCAGGACAATTAGTTGCTTTATATCCTTTAATGCCTGAGAATGTAACTCCAAAAGGTAGTGATGAGACTTTAATTGAATATTACGAGTATCAAGTAAGAAATCAAAAGATTAACTTAGATAGAGATATGGTTGCTCACTTTAGGCTTGGTCTAGACCCTGAAAACCACAGACAAGGTTTCTCGCCTGTTAAAACATTACTTAGAGAGATTTATGGAGATGAGAGTGCAGGACAAATGGCTACATCAATCCTTGCCAATATGGGTGTGCCTAGCTTTATGATTACACCTAAAGATGAATATGGTTTAACAGAAGAAGAAGGAGAATCAATTTCCAAAGCATTCCAAAGAAGAACAGGTGGTCAGAATCGTGGTAAGCCTTTAGTACTATCAGGTGGCGTAAATGTTGAGAGACTTGCCTTTAGTCCTAAAGACTTAGAGATAGGAGACTTAAGAGAATCCTTTGAAGCTAGAGTATCTGCCGTAATTGGAGTCCCAAGCATTCTCGCCGGAATGGAAGTCGGCTTGAAATATGCAACATACTCAAACGCTAAGACTTTGCGAGAGTTCTTTACAGAACAGAAATTAATCCCATTATGGGATATGGTCGCACAAGAGATAACACATCAAATACTTAAAATAGATTATCCTGACTCTAATAACTTAGAAGCTAGATATGATTATACAGATGTAAGAGCCTTGCAAACAGATACTAATGAGATTTACGAGAGAATGAACTTAGCAGTACAAGGTGGGTGGGTAACAGTAGCAGAAGCAAGACAAAGCGTTGGTTTACCTACTACAACAGAACAAGATGTCTATTTACTTCCTGCTGAGAAAATATCTGTACCTGCCAATATGCTTAGAGACTATCAACCTGCAACAATAGAACAGGAAGAACAAACAGATGAAGTACCTGAAGCTATATCAGAAGCAGGGTTTGATGAAGCAGAGTTTAAAGTAGTTAAAGAGATAGACGGAGAGTACTGCGTAATAACAGAGACAGGCAGGAATATGGGTTGCTATCCAACTAAAGAACTCGCAGAGATAAGACTTAGACAAATAGAGAGATATAGTGATAATCCTAAAGCTATGGTAGGGAAGGACGAGTTTACAACTTTAGAAGAAGCAGAAGCTAGAGCTGAAGAATTAGGTTGTAGTGGTACTCATACACACGACAAGGACGGTAATTTAATCTATATGCCGTGTTCTACCCACCAAGAGTATGAACAACGCTTAGAAGATTATGACGCAGACTGAAGTAAAGGTATCTGCTCGAATACGAAAGATACTTGAAAAGAAGGTCAAAGACCATAACGATACAGACCCTAGATACAGGGCAACGCTTAGAATGTTAACATCTTGTTTTAATAGGGGAGTGGGTGCATACAATACTAATCCTAGTTCAGTTAGACCTACAGTTACATCTTCAGACCAATGGGCTTTAGCACGAGTCAATGGGTTACTCTACGCTCTAAGGAATGGAAAGTTCAAGCGTAAGCCTTACGATACAGACCTGTTGCCAAGTAATCACCCTTTAAGCTCTAAGAAAAACCTCGCAATAAATACAAATGATTCACTTACTGATATATACGGAGAAGAACATACAGAGGAACAGATAGATAGTTATATCCTAGAGTCTGATGTATCGGATATAAGACAGTTTGTCTTCAATACGGAGATAGATTTAGATAGTCTTGGTGTTGGTCGGAATGGAGACACAGGCGTAAGTGGAAACTATAA